ACAACAAGTGCGCGCTGTGTCGCAAGGCGGCCCGGTTCGCGAAGACCGACACGATCGTCAACGAAACCGACGAGGCGACCAGGACGATAGAAGACGAGCACACAGCCACCGTGATCCGCCGCGAGAGATCAATGCGGTGAACCGCTGGCACCGAACATCGACCCACGGCAACCGCTGCCGGAAATGCAACAAAGCCGCTGACTACGCCAAGACGGAAGCGAGCGTGAACCGCGCCGATTACGGCACGTACACGCTCGATCTCCCGGACGGCAAACACACGGCGAACGTCACCCGGCCCGCCACTGACACCAACAACTAGACAAGAGGACATACGATGGCCAGAAAGCAGAACCGAGCCGAGAAAGCCGCGCTCAAGTCGCGCGGCATCAAGCCCGGCAAGGTCACCAAGACCAACAAGTGGGGCCAGGCGTCCGGCGGTTACTCGCCCTTCGCGGCTCCGGCCGGTCGAAAGGACATCACCGACGATGTCGAGTACGAGGCGTACGACCGCGTCAAGGGACGTTGGTTCACGCACAAGCCGAAGCGAGGCTAATCCGTGGCAAAGCGCAAACAGCGTCCGATTGACGCCAAAGACATGGTGTGGTCACACATCGGGAGAGACGAGCTAGACAAGTCGGCCGAACTGGTGTTCAACACCATGCGGGATTCAAACGTTCTCTGGGATTGCGTCCTTGACCAACACCCGAGCCCGTACCACTTGCAGACTAGCGCCACACAGGAACCGTTCCAGCGCGCCGTATTGGAAATTCTCGGTACCACCGTTCCGGCGATGCTCAGAGAACGAGCGAAACTGGTCAAGTCGGATGGTGGTAGCGCCGATGATGTGTACTACCTGCTTGATCTCGCCGATGATCTGGAAGAGGAACACGGCGTCTAACTGAGCCCCGCACCAGTAGGTGCGGGGTTTTGCTATACTCAGGGAAAGACCACATGACCACGACGGAAGGACTGACATGGCCGACGCCCACGAAGAACTCGACAAGATGCGGTCGCAGATGTACGCCGTAACCGAAGAACTGCGAGCGACTAAGACCGAGCTGTACGACGCGAAACGCGCATACGTGAAGATGCGGAGTGAGCGTGACAAGCTCCTCTATGACACTCCCAGAGGCTCCGGAAAGGAAGGCTAGATATGGGTTGGTTCTCCAACCAGGACCCCACGAGCAAGCCCGACCACACTCGGGACAAGGGTCCGGGCAGACCGACAGGATCGAAAGACCGGGGGCCGCGCAAACCGCGCGAGCCGAAACCGGAGGAACGGTGAACATGCGTAAACCATGCTGGCACTGCCACGGCTCCGGCTGCATCATCTGCACCGAAGGCAGTACGTGAACGAGACCCCGGCCCATGAGGGCCGGGGTTTTCTGTTATGCTCGGGGCAAGACCATACGACCAAGATGAAAGGACAGACACACGATGCCTACCCAACGTAGAAGTAGCAAGATCCACCACGTCAATGGCCCGTATTGGCCTCTCGGGTTTCTCGGGGGCGAGTACTGCGTGAAGTGCGGTCAAGACTGGCCGTGCATCACCAAGCAGGAAGAGAGTGCGAAACGATGAAGTGCGGTAGCTGCTCGCCGATCTGCCCGAGCTGCCCCCGGCCGAACGGAGGCGGAAAATGAACGAAGACACTCGCCACCACGATGCGCTCGTGTCCGTATCCGGGGCAGGTGCACATTTGGTGCAGCAATGGGCGGAAGTCAGCGACGATGGACGAAATTACCTGGTCGCCAACCTGGCAAAGTCGCTCCGCAATCTCGAATACGTCGAGGCGATGCTAGGAATCACCATCGATGGACGACCCGACGGAAAGGGCGAGAAGTGATGGGCAAGCCTGAGATCATCGGGTACCAGCACGATCATGAGCGAATGTGGTCGACGCCGCCAATGCCAGAGCTGACGTACGACTCGGAAGGTGTCTACATATCCGATAACGAGGATCGGGTTCGGCGGGATGCTGTGTGAGCATCGCAGGTATCTCGACACCGACGAGTACGATGCTCTCATGCGTAACCACGGCATGAAGCGCGTCTACAAGCCTCGGGAGTTCCACGCTAAGCCGTGGAGGAACGGCTACAGAGGTTATTGCAGTACCTGCGACATTACCTGGTACACAGATAACCAGCTTCCGCACGACTACGCGATTACGCACGCCCAGAAATACCACAGACCCACCTTCGCCGCTGAGGTCACCGAAGTGCCTTTTGGTTCGACACTAGGGCTGAACGGGAGCGGAAAGTGACCAGTGGGTTCGTCCTGTTTCTCGTCATCTTGCAGGTTTGCTACCTCGCAGCGCGGTATGGTTCATGTTCGAGTGGCCCGCAGCGTTGGTCATGAGCCTTATCGGACTCGGGTTGCTGGCCTGTGTGTTGGAGATGGGCGGGGTAATCAACCTGGTAGAATAGGCACATGACCACCACGATCATAGGCAACTGGTCCGTGGAGACCACACACCCTATCGACCCCGAAGCTTCGGACTACTGCGCAGAATGCGCGGGCGGGGTCGACTACACGATCAGCTTCGCCGAAGCGTACGGATCGCACCAGCACAGCATTCCTGACGAGGTCAACGGCGGTTACCACGTGATCAGCGCCAGGCCGGTCGAGGTGTAGTATCCTGTAGATACCAAGTGTCCCCGGTGTGAGACTGGGGTTTAAGCCCGTGACGGGCATAAGGAGGGCGACATGCCCAAGGACACGATTGAATGCACGTTGGAATTCCGAGAGGTTTCCAGCGGTACCGACGACGGACCGGTTACGACGAAACAGCTCTCACGTGCTGTCAGCGTCAACTGGTACAAGCAGACCCCGGACGGTGCCCGTGGTGGCGTCTACGTCGGCGTCGAGGACCAAGACGGCAACATCGTGCAGGCGCAGATGTCCCGAGCCGAGCTGAACAGGCTCATTAGGACCCTACGACGTGCCCGAGATGGCGCGTTCGGATCTGACGCGTGAGGTAAGCTCAAGGTGCATGTAGGTGCGCACTCGGAGAGTGCCCGTTGTGGAAGCGGGCACTCTCTTTCGGCTCAGTATGTTACCGTGCGCACCGGGGTGGGGAAACTTTCCCCGAGAAATCTTGCCCCAGGGGTTGCAGCGGGGATCGGGGCGGGGGTAGGGTTGCGAAAGACCGAAGATGAGAGGATCAAAGACATGAAAATTCGCACGATCTCCAACACAGAATCACTAGCCATCGCAGATGTCACGAGACCTAACGGGCAACAGGTCACCCGGCGCGCCCGAGCTGTGTTCCGGAGTGGCATGTGGCACTTGCAGCCCGTAGCCACGCGCGACTTCACGTACTCCAGCACTTCCCTTGAAAACTGTGCGGAGTATTGGGAAAACGACCTCCGCAACGATCGCAAGCCCTGGAAAATCTGAGAAAGACGCCCCGCCCAATTCCGACCGGAATGGAAGACATCATGACCGAGATCGGCCAGGAATACAACGACGAAGGCAAGCGCGTTGCGCGCTACGTACCGAAAGGACCGAAGATGAACGAGCAGACCTGGACCTATACCAGCACCCACGGCAAGACCTGCGGCAAGTGCGCCGAAGCCGCGCACACGGCACGAACCTACGCCACCGTCGCCGGGTCGGTGTCCTCGACATACACCCTGAGCTACCCGACCGAAGACCACGTCGGAACCGCGACCAGGTCGCAGTAACCGAAAAGATTCCGAGAAATATGCCCCACCCGCTTGCCGCGATGGCAGGCGGGTGTTAGGCTTTGGAGGTAAGCAACGATCAACGACGCGAGGATGAGAACATGTCTAAGGCCACTGAACTGAAGTCCGGTTTCTACCTCGCCACCGCGAAGGGTACCGGCGCCGCAACGATCGCCGCTTTCCAGCTGTTCGATGGGCTCAGCAAGTACATGCGCCCCGCTGGTGCGTACGCTGTTGTTGAAATCTGCGTGGCGCGCTCAACCCTCGCCCCTGAAGACCAGCGAGAAATCCTCCGGTTCATGCGCGAAGTTCGGGTAACCAACTAGGTACGCGGGCGGGCCTTTCGGCCCTACCGCTACACATCACGGGGAACCTTCCGGTTCCCCGTTTTGCTATCAGGAGGAACCATGACCGAGACCGAAGACACCCGTACCCGAGAAGAACTCATCACGGAACTGCGAGCGGCGTACACCGAGATCAGCAGACAGAGCGACGCGTTGCACCGGGCGTGGCTAAAGGAACGAGACGCGTGCCACGATGAGCTGGTCTCAGCTCGGCGCAAAGCGTGGCGCACCGTCGCGTTCAACCCGAAATTGTACGTCATGAGCTACGTGGAAAACGAGTTCAAAGCACTCATGAGCGCGGCACAGGACCACCGCTGCGGCAAGGGTGGCACCGGCATGGCCGAAACCCATGCGGCAATGCGAGCGTTCTGGGATCAGTACCGGTCAGTCGAAGGCAATGCCGGTATCAGCGCGGCTGTGGAGATCAAACGGCTGCGCGAGTACATGCAGGAGGTCGGGAGCCAACTCCACGCGGATAACGCACCGAACGAGTACGGAGACGGTTGCCCGTGTGTAGGCTGTGAGCCGGTTCGAGGGATCAATGCGAACGTGTAAGCGGTTGCCAGACGGGGGAGTGAGTGGGGGGCGACGGTTATTTATGGGCTCTCCGCGCCAATCCGGACATTTCACCGAAAACCCCGAGGCAGGGGGTGCCTGTGATCTGCGAAACCACGCCGTGCTATCCTGGACATTCACGACAAATATTAATGACGAAAGGACTCACGATGCCGCGCAAGAGTGATGACGCCTTCGACAAGGTCATGAAGGGTGTCAAGAACCCCAAGAAGGACAACCCCTACCACAAGGACCGGCTGAAGAAGGACGCCAAGAAGGCCAAGGATGTGCAGTCAGCGCAGGACAAGCGCAAGGCCAAGCACACCAGGCGCAGGGGTGACGATGGCGTGATCGACACCGGCATGTTCAGCTCGTAACCACACAGCTACACTCAGTGCCCTGCCACCAGGCGGGGCACTTCTCTATGCCCTGTGTAGCTCTCTAAGGCACTAGCCCCCTGCACCCTAACCCGTGTAGGCATACGGCCAGCGCGTTCGTCAGCGTGCCGTACAGAGGCCGCGCTGTACATTGGCGTCTTGGACCACGGCCCGCGCTGGCAGACTTGGCCCTGGGAATTCGTGGGAACATAGGTGGGAACAGGACCTATGTGCCGACATGTGGTTTGACCTGCAATTCCTACCAAACCACATAACTTTCGAGAATTGCTGTTCCCACCGGCGATCCTTGTTCCCGGTGGAACTTGAGCCGACCACGCTCAGCTTTCGATCTCCGCCCGCGCCTGAAGATCCCTGCCGACTTCGGCCAGCGCCACGCGCAACTCGGCGGTGGCCGCCGCCCACTGCTCGTCCGTGAGGTCGGCCGCCTGTAGTGCCCGCTGAAGCGTTCGGGCGATCATCATGCCCTCCGCTTGGACACTGGAGATGTACTTCTCTGACAGGCCCGCTGAGACGGCCGAACGGGCCACCTGCGCGCCGTGCGCCCGCTCCTCACGGCTGAGCTTGATCCACTCCCGTAGTTCCCGGCTTTGCGCCAGCCGGGCATACCGGAACTTGTCCGCGTCCCAGTCGTGTTCCTGTGCGGCAAGATCGGCCTCAGCCTTGACTTCGGCTTCGACCCGATCATCGAGCCAAGCCACCCGGTGCCCGCTCCGGCGGACCTCGCCAATAAGCGATCCCCACGGCGCGACATCGGCTTCACCGGCGATCGGTATCTGTTCCTTGCGATCGTTGCTCGACATGTCCAGATCTCACTTTCTGTAATCGGATTTCGGGGCACCAATCTGTCCGGGTGGCCGGGGTGTCCGGGGTACTTTTGCATTCCAGCCAGAACTTTTCTATATACCCTGTCCAGCATACCCCCCACCCCTATATTTTAACTTTCCGTGTATTGACTGAGAAAGACCCTGGACACCCCGGACAGGTAGTAAGTTTTCCCAGTTGAAAGAGGGTGACCGATCCCGGACACCACCCCGGACACATCCCGGACAGCGACCCCGGACAGGTAACGGTACGGTAAAGGCATGTAAGCACCCCACTACGCTCTGAAGTCGGCACCTGTCCGGGGTCCCCCGAAACTGTCCGGGATACGGCAAAGGTGTCCGGGGTCGAACAGGACCCCGGACACCCCATTTTTCGTCACTCTCAGTAACCGAATTTCGGAATCAGACGCACCCCTCCAAGGGCCGGTTTCCGCCCTGTTGACGGAGTTGTCTTAGTGAGCTTGACCGAGCTGGGGTAAGCGTCCCGGAGGTCGCGAACGAAGACGCTCTTGCCCGTGGCCAGATATCCGTTCTCCTCGCACCACACCTCCCAAGCGCGGTACACGTCGTCTTTCACCGACATCTCGTCCTCCCCGAACTCCAGCCGGTCCATGGCGAACGCCTTCACCTTCGACCCTTCGCGCTCGACCTCTTCCATGTCCTCAAGCGTGTTCGCGCCCAGCGTGAACTTGCCGCCGTTGGCCCACAGCCGGTCCGCACCCTCAAGTGCCCACCGGAGGATGCCGGGCAGTTCACGCCCGAGCACGCCTTTCAGGTTCCGGTCTTCCTTGCCGTAGAAACCTTCGATGCGAATGCGCAGCGGCAGGAATCGGGAGGCGAGCGCGCCCGTGGTGTCTTTCAGGTCGGGCATGGAGTTGGACACGATCATGATGCGCGTGTCCAGTTTGACGTTGATCTCGGCAAGCCCTTTGCGGTTCACCGTTACCGGGTCTTCACCTGAGATCATGAGCAGTTTCTCAACGATGGCGTTATCGGTCTTGCCCAGACGCGCGTCACCGACGATCGCAAGCCGTTTGCCGAGCATGGGCGCGAGCCCGAAGGTTTCGGCGAGCCTGGCCATGGTCGGGTGGTCGACCTGGGAGATACCGCCCAGCAGTTGCTCCAGTACCCACGAAGCCGTTGACTTGCCGCATCGGCGCGTGCCGATAAGCGCCAGGATCTTGTGCAGGGAGGTCGAGCGGGTGAGAACGTAACCGAACCACTCTTGCAAGAGCATCTTCGAGTGCTCGTCACCGGGCCACAGTTCTTCGAGGAACCGCGTCCAGCGCGGGCACATGGCTTCGGGGTCGTACCCGACCGCTACCGATGAGGTGGTGAAGAACGTCGGGGTATGCGGCATGAGCTGTCGGGCCGTTGCGCCCCCAGACGTAGGACACCACAGCAGCCCGTTGGCGACGCAGGTGATCTCGGGTCCGGGCATGGCCTCTTCACGCGCTTGTGCGTCCGCGCCGATCCACGAGCCCGATGACATGGTCTCATCGGGGCGAGCGCTGGCGGCGATGGCGTCGGTGACTTCGCGGACGGAGCGTGTGGTGGGGTCCCAGTTGGCCAGCTTCGATCCTCCGTTGTCTCCCTTGAGTTCGACGGTGTACTTAGCGTCTTTGAGTACAGCCCGGACCATGTCGGGCACCGCGTATTTGTTGTCAGCGCCTTCAAGGGGCTGATACCTCCCCCCGGTACGGCCGTCCCGCCACACGAACCAGCTATCGCGCCAGTGCTTGAGGTGCACGCCTTCGTCATCGGCGAGCATGTGCGCGATGAGGTCGGCTACGGCTCCGGGGCGTTTCGGGGACGGCACCGTTTCAGGGAAGTCGAGCCGTTGGGGGAGGATGCGGAGCGCGTCGGGGACGGTGATGAGCGTGGTCAACTGCCCGTCTGCGGTCATGGTCAGTTGGTCGGCGAGCGGCGCGGCCGGGTCGACCGGTACGGGTCCCTGCCCGTTCCCGTTCGGCGCGGGCATTTTCGCGAGCCCATCGGGTCCGAGGTCGCCGAAGAGCATCCCCGCGAGGTCGTTAACGCCTCTTTTGTTCTCATCGTTGTGCGTGGTATCATCCACGTGCATGTTCCTTTCTAGTTGTTGCGCGCAACTTCGGGACGGTAGGGACAATGAGCCCCGTGGATCACACCACGGGGCTTTTTGCTGTCTAGGTGTTCTCAGTACGCCTACGGTACTCGTCAACGAACGAACCCATAGCCTCTGCCTCACTGTAGAAGCTGTCAGCGTAGTCGATGTACACGGAACCGTCTGGACGCAGGATTGCACTCACGCCGGTGTCTGCATCGCCGATGGGCTCGCGGTCGACGTGGCAGCGGCCCGTTTTATCCATTTCGGCAGAAACACGCCATGCGATGACAGGCGTCCGGCAGAACTCGTAAGGCTCCTTGTCACCATCATCAATGAGGGTGAGGATGTAGTAACCGGGTTGGGCGGGGATGATGGCAGTTTCCATCGTTCAGTCTTCCGTCTCGTCAGTCGATTCCACAGGTACCAGTTGGTAACCGTACCGTGCAGCAAGTCCGCGAGCGCGCTTGACGCCCGCTTTCTTGCGGTCTTCTTCGGTCATATTGGCCCAGCGTACGCGCGCGGCGTTCGAGGCTCTGGTGGTCCGCTCCTGCGGTGTCATCGCGGCTCCTTTCGTCGGGTCCAACCATCTTAGCACTAATGCTAACCGCGTTTGAGCTTGCTAGGATACAGAAGTGCCCCGGCTCCTCACCCGAAGCCGGGGCACTGTTGCGTCTAGGGATTGTCGTTCCGGCATTCGAGGCACAGCGCGATGCACCCGAATCCACCGATGTGATCCATCCGCCATCCCGCCGCGTGAGCGGAGTCCCTGTTGATGTTGTTCAGGCATTCATGGCAGTGCGCCACGCGTGGCGACAGGCATTGCGGGCAGTTACCGAATCCACGGTCCATGTTGTTCACGTCCGGGTGCTGCGTGATCTCCGATTCGATGATCGGCGTTACCGCTGCCGTAATGGCGCGGGCGACGTTCTCGCAGTCCTGACACAGACTGTCCGTGCCGGTAACGGGACCGTCGTGATGGCAGTACCAGTGAGCCGCATTGACGGCGGCGCGTTCGGCCTCGGTGAGTTCGTTGCTCATTGCTGCCCACCGCAAGGCTCGCCGTTGGCGGCGTGCCACACGGGCCGCTCGACCGGCGGGGTCTCACGTAGCGTCTCGGCGAGTTGCCCCTCCAGCTCTTCGACACGGGCCGCCTTGTCGTCCAGCTCGGACAGCAGCCACCCGAGATCCCAGGTGGCGTGCCACTGAAGCTTCGACTGAGCTGCGTTCTTTTCGTCCTGCGTGGTGGCTGTGCGATACGCCTCCACGCGCGATCGGATCTCGGCAACGTTCTCGGCGATCCGGTCGGCGGGCGGGTTGGTGTCGGTCATCAAGACTCCCGACGCTTCAGCGTGATGACGACGGTCCCGTTGGCGTGCCGCTGCTCGTCCGCCAGGTACAGCGGCTCGGCGGCGATCAAGCAGTAGTCGCCTGCTTCGATCTCGCGGGTGCCGGACTCAGCAGTCTCGATGTCGGTGGCGGTGATGCGGATGATCGGCTTGGTGTCGGTCATCGTCAGTACACCTTCAGCGCGAGGATGCGGGACGGCAGGACAGCGTCCCTGCGGGAGATGCCCACAGCTTCCAGCGCGTCGTTCAGCGCCTTCACGTACTCGGTGAGCTTGACGAGGTCCCCGCCGTCGACGAACTGCGTGGCGACATTCCTGCCCCGCCAGTCGACGCTCATGCACAGCTCGCCGATGTGAATGAACTCGCGGTGGTGGTTGCCGTGGATGTTGACCGAGTCGTGCGAGACGCCCTTGGGGAACCGCTCGTAACGGTCGTAGGCGTAGCTCTCGAAGTCGCCCTCGTACTCGTCCAGGTCGATTTTCTGTACGTCATCGGTGATGTCGTAGCCGAAGAAGTAGTAGGCGTCGACGTCCATTCCCATGGGTCAGTTCCTTTCGGTTGCCGAGGAGGAGCCCTCGGAGGTAGTGGTGCGGGACTGGTCGGTGTCCGCCAGCGGCTCGAAGCGGTAGCGGCTGTAAGCGCCCGAGGCGACAGCGCGATACCGGCCGGGTGCGACCGGCGGCCCGCCGAGCGCAGACAGCTCTGCGTGGAACTGGCAGTCGAACAAGGAGCCGTCCAACCGCTCGGACAGCGGGTGCTGGACGCTGAAGGTGTCCTCTTCGAACTCGACGATGTGCTCGGTCTCGGCCTTGAGACCGAGGACCTCGGCGGCGATGATCGGGCGGACAGCGGCCACGATCTGCTGCGCAAGCGCATCGTTGACGAGTCCTGCCATGTGCGGCAGCGCTTCGTCAAGGATCTTTTCTGCGGCGCGTTCGGCCTCGGTGAGTTCGTCGGCCATCGTTCAGTCCTCTTTCGTGTCGTCGTCAGCGGGCACCAGCCGGTACCCGAGGTTTTCTGCCTGCGCCTGGAGCATGACCAAGCGCTGTTTGCGCTTGTCTTCATCGGTCTTGCCCGCCCATCGGGCTTGCGAAGCGTTGCGTGCGCGTTCGATGCGCTGTTCCTTGTTCATCGTGCGTCATCTCCTCCCCACGCTTCGATCTCTTCGGGTAGAAGGATGCCGGGCGTGGTTGACCAGAGTTTGTCACTCAGTGCCTTGCGTGCGGTTTCCGCCTGTGCGTACAGGTCCAACATCTCGCCGGGGGCACACCAGCCTGGTTCACGCGTCTGTTCGTTATTCACTGCGCTACCTCCTTAGCAAGCATCCTAACACACGTTCCGATCCCGCACGCCCGACGCCCAGCCGGACTCGAACGTCCGAAGCTGCTCCGCTTCGGAGTCGTTCGCGCCGATCGAGTACGTGACCATCTTGACCTCATGCCACGCCTGGTCGCGGGTCATCGCCCCGGCCTTCCCCAGGATGTACGCAGTGGCGTTCAGCGCGTTGTTCCGGGTTCCAGGTGCGGACTTGCCCAGGTAGTTCAACATGCGTTCAGAGTCGCGCTGGGCTAGTGGGCTTCCGGGTTCGTAGTGCTGCCCGCTCCGCTCCGCCGGTGGCTTCCGCGTGAGCTTCACCAGCCATGACGGAGCCGGGAGGATAACGGTACTCCGGATACCGCCCCTGGGAACGATCTGGTATCCGCCGCAGCCGGGAGCCTTGACGAGCCCTCCGATGCCGCGAACGTCGATGCCAGGGCCGACATGCCCCGATGAGTTCCTGACCCCGCCTTCGGCGTCTGCGGTCTCGTCCCACCGGAAGTACAGGTGAGCCCCGCCGGAGGGCGTGGCGACGGTGATAGTGCCTGAGAACGCCTCGACGCCGCCCCCGTTAGCAGCTGCTAGCTGCTTAAGGGTGTCGAACCCGTTGTATTCGGGGCGCACATCCAGATCCAAGATCCACACGCCCGAACCGGGACCCGTGGCGATGCCGACCGGGCAGCCGGTGAACTCGCCTCCTGCCCACCACTCCCGGATTTGGTCGAGATCGGAGGTGGCGCGTTCCTTCCACCCTTCGATGGCTGGCCGTTTTGAATTTGGGGCCAAGGGAAATACCTTAAACCCGAGCTGCGAGCAGGCGTAGGCGACCGCACCCGGGTTAGGGGCCTGCCCTCCGGCGGCCGTATCTTCGAAGCGAGTACTTGCCATCGTCTCATCCTGTCATCGTTGGTCTTGTTGTTCCAGTCTACGCCTCATGGTAAGCTTGCGCCAGCGGGGGACACCTGCTGACGATTGATGGACGATCGAAAGATGATGGAAGGGAAACACCATGAGCAACACTGACACCCGTACGCTTGACGAGCCCCTGGATGTGGTTTCCGACGAATTCGCGGAGTTCGCCGCCGAAGAGTGCGAATTTGAAGATCCCACCGTGAAGGACTTCACCGTTTCCGGGCAGGCGTTCACCGGGCGGGTACTGGGCTTCGGGTCCTCCCGTCACCGGACCGGCACCCACAATGGTCACATGCCCGGCACGACGCTGCCGCGTGGACAGACCTGCTCGGCGTGCCGGTGGGCCGATGTTGCGATCATGGGTGTCAACACTGGCGACGATGCGCAGATGTTCCTCGTGCTGACCATTGGCAAGTCCACCATTCCCGGTGAAGACCAGCGGGTCTCCACCACGTGGACGCCGGACGCGCTTGAGGTGCTGAAGTCGCTCTATGTGAAGAGCAAGAACGGGCACCCGCCGAAGATCCCGCTGCCGAACGCCACCGCGTTCCGCGCCGCTGCCGCCGTGGACAAGTCGCTTGACCGCATCTTGGAGAAGTTCGAAGACATGGTGCCGCTGGTGCCCGAAGATGACATGTTCGCGTAACGAGGACCCGCGTTGCGCGCATCCGCGCAACATGGTAGGTTTAGCAGGTCTCGCCAAGCTTTTCGGGCTGGTGCACCTGGTACTTACCTACCAGGCGGGGGCCGTCTACGAGGGGTGACGGTCCCCGACAAACACATTCCCTCACGACAACGATCAAAGATGGAAGGACACAACATGATCGGTATGACCGACAAACAGCACCGAGCGAACGCCGCTGACGGTCTCCGCGCGCTCGCCGGTTTCCTGGAAGGCTACAACCTGTCAGCGAAGCTGAACACCGCGAGCCGCATCGACATCCACTACAGCATCCTGGAAGAGGACGACGACAAAGCGTTCTGGGAGTTCGAGTGTCTTTCGGGCTTCATGCGCGAGGTCGCCGGTTACAACGCCGTGCCACAGTTTCGTTCTGAGCTGAACGCGGGCGAGGAGAGCACGCACCACATCGCCGAACTGATCTTCGGCGGCGGCACGGTGGCGTACCGCGTGGTGTGGATCGAGAAGACGGGAGACACCGAAGATGAGTAACCACCAACTGCTCATGCTTCTCGTCGGAGGATCAAGCGGCTTCGTGTTGTCGGTGCTGCTCACCTGGGGCCTCATCAAGTGGATTGAGTACCGAGACATGACCAGGATCGAACGATGGACGAGGAAGCGGGATAAGAAACGATGAGTGACGAACTGAAAGACTTCCGTTACTACGCTGATCGAACTGAGGCTCTTGAGATCGCTATGTACAGCGATGAGTTGACGTACGAGGACGGAGAGCTAGTCAAGGCTATCGCAGCTGAGTATCGGGAACTTGCAAACCGCGCGATGACCGACAACGACTCTCGGCTGCACTGGAAAAGGGAGTATTACAGTGACTGATGAGGCGAAAGACTTCCGTTACTACGCGGACAAGGCTGAACGCCAGTTGAACCGGGCACATAGGCATGAAGATCAGATTTACAACCCGAACATTAGGCAGGGTGCTCTTGTGGCTGCCGCTGTGTACGCCGAACTGGCGAAGGCTGCGCCGAAGGCCGACAAAACCGAGACATTCTGCCTGTCGAATTTCAAGAGCGAAGGCGAGACGTATTCCTGCGATCTCCCTATCGTGGGTCACCAAATGTGGCACTTCAACGGTGAGGGTCAAGCTGTCTGGACAGACAGAGATGCAGTGGCGAAAGTCGCTCCGAAGACCACTGACAACGCATATGCCGTTTCCGAAATGGTCGCCTACGTGAAGCACCACGAGGAGCACAGCTCCCGTTGGTGGGGAATGCTCGACGTCCTGGCGAGATTCCTCGTTGTCATGGGCGAAGCCAACGATGACGACCGGCACGCGGTCGCTCGCAGGCTCTGTGGGATCGAAAAATGAGGATGTTGAAGCGGCGCGGGGCCGCACGGCTGTCGCCTAATGCGAAGCCGGGAACGGCACCGAAACCGGGCACCTGCTACTGCAACGCCCCGATTCCGCCAGACGGCAACTCGATCGACTACTGTTCGGCTGCGTGTCAAGCCCGGTGGGCGGTTCAGGGTTTCGACCTCGAACCGCTCCCGGCTCGGCTCGAATGGCGGAACACCAACACCTGGACAACCGGATGAACAAGACAGGAGACGTATGACCGACGACAAACCGAAGCTCAATGGCTGTGCTATTGCGGTGCTGGTCGTACTCACGCCGCTCGCGCTAGCAGCGATCTGGCTCGCGCTCGTGTTTCTGTTCGAAGCCGGGCAGTGGATGGGGAGGCAGTGATGTCCACTAGAACCTACTGCGACGGCTGTGGTTGCACTTTGGGTGTCGAGCAACGCCCCAATTGGTGGCATGCTGCGTTCATGGGCGACACCATCCGAAACAGCAACGGAGAGGTCATGGACGTTACCGGCCTCACGGCACCGGGCAACCGGCAGTACGTTGTCAGGTTGCTACAGACAGACCTGTGCATCCCATGCATGTCGAAGACACAAGGAGAGACGACGTGAGCGAACCCAGGGAACTCATGACACCGACCGAGGTCGGAAAAGCCCTCCGCGTTGACGCCAAGACTGTCACCCGTTGGGTGGCTGCGGGTAGGCTCCGGGGGATCAAGACTCCGGGCGGGCAAATTAGGTTGTACGCCGACGACATCCGAACGATTGTGAACGGGGAGAACAGTGAGTGACCACCGAACCGAGCCGGTTTTTACCGTCAACTACGCGGCCGTACTCAAGAAGCACCGCAGGCGCGCGCTGTGGCTCCCGCTGCTGTTCAGCGCGGTCGGTGTGCTGTCCGCAGGTATCACCATCAGTGAAAGCGGGTTCGACTGGAATTCGTTCATGCCGGAACCTGTCGTCATCTTGCTAGCCTGGTGCTACTACTGGGCGTCTACGATGCGTGATGTCGAGCTGGTCAAGATGCACGGCGCGGCTGCACTCATCGACGGTATGGCCGAAGAGCTGGGCCGCGAATGGCGCTGGCTCCCAAATCATCAGAGATTCGTTCTGTGCGACGTTGACGAGGAAAAGTCCGACGACGACGACAGCTAGATAACGCGTGAGACCCGGTGTCGATGAGGCACCGGGTCTTTCGTACGCTTAGGGTACCGTCTCAAACCTTCGCAAGGAATCCGCCGTGTTTTGGTCTGCCCTTTTTGTCCTCGGCTACATGCTAGCGTCCGTAGGCGCTGGCGTTATCCTCTTTCACTCAGTTAACGTCATTATGGGTACTTCGCCCGACTCCCGACACCGCAACACCGAAGAGGACGAGATCTGGGCGACGCTCCTCGTTACGGTCGGGCTTGCTGTTCTCTGGCCGGTCACGCTGCCGCTGTACCTGGCTAGCCGCGCCGCTGCCAATGCTGTAAGCTAAGGACACGAGGCCCTTCGGGGCCTCGCTACAAAGACGAGAGGATTAAAGATGCTCACAGATGTTCGACTCCACTTGGTTGAGCACATCGAAGACGTTCACGCCTGCCTCGATTGGCTGGACAACCTGACTACGGACCGTATCGCATTTGATACCGAATCGACCGGTTTGGACAAAATGCGCGACCGTGTCCGCCTTGTACAGTTCGGAGACACCCGTGACGGCTGGTCGATCGAGCTTGCGCGGTGGCGCGGGCTAGTTGAGGAGATCATTGCACGTTGGCAGAAGCGCGGACGATTTACGGCGCACAACGCCAGATTCGATACCAGAATGCTGTCCAATGAAGGGATCGACATCCCGTTGCACCTGGTAGATGACACGATGATTCTTGCGCACATTGCAGACTCAAGCGTGTCGATCGGGCTCAAGCAGCAATGCGCGAAGCACATCGACCCGCGCGCCGCTGCACTCCAATCGCAGCTTGACGAACTCATGCATTCAGGGAACTACACGTGGGCCACGGTTCCCATCAGCGCTACCGGACCTTGTGCTGCGTACTGGCAATATGCATCACTAGACGTAGTCATTACGTCACGCCTATGGGACTTCCATGCGCCTACGGTTCTCGCGTACGCGTCTAAGTCGTATGACCTCGAAATCGCTATGGGTTGGCTGGCGGACAGAATGGAACAAAAGGGTGTTCTGTGCGACCGCGAGTACACGCAGGCGAAGCGCACAGAGCTACACCAATTGCACGAGGAACTGACGAAACGGGGTATTGACGAGTTTGGCGTGAGCCTCGGTTCGGCTCAACAGGTGATTGACCATTTGATCGCCGATAAAGTTCCGCTCTGGAAGCGGACGGATGGCGGCGCGTGGTCACTCGACAAATTCGCCCTTGAGGGCATCGACCACCCGTTGGTGCAGTTGTTGCAGCAGCGATCCAAAGCGGAGAAAATCAACTCGACGTACCTCAAGCGCTTTTTGGAGTACTCCGAGTACGACGGGCGAATCCATCCGAGTATCAACACGCTCGGGTTCAAGGAGCAGAACGCCGGAGCGTTCGGTGTCAAAACGTCCCGTATGTCCATGAGTGAGCCGAACCTGCAACAGCTCACCCGCGTGGACGAAACAAACCCTTTGACAATGATCGCTCGCAATTGCATCGTTGCGTCCCCGGGCCACACGCTCGTCCTATTCGATTTCGATCAAATCGAAATGCGCATCATGACGCATTTGTCCAGAGACCCCGGACTGTTTGAAGCGTTCGAGAGCGATGAGGACTTTTTCGTGACGCTCACCCGGAAGGTGTACCAGGACGACACGATTACAAAGAAGGACCCGAGGCGCAACGTTACGAAGTCGTACGGTTACGCCACCATTTACGGTTCGGGGAATGACACTCTCGCAACCACCACGAAGCGCCCGCTTGCAGAAATCGAGCAGCTGTCACGCGACTTTGCGAGCAACTACCCCGGTGTGCCTGCTTTCCAGTCGGCAATTCAGCGGGTAGCCAGGCAGCGGTACCAGGATGAGGGGGTGGGGTACGTGATCTCCCCGCTTACCGGACGTCGGTCACTATGCCACAACATGAACCTGGCGTATCAACTGGTGAACCACCAAATCCAAAAAATGGCAGCGGAGATCATGAAGTCTAAGCTGCTCGAACTCGACGCAGCAGGAATCGGTGACTACCTCGTACTCGCGGTGCACGATGAGGAAATCTCGGATGTTCCCGATGAGGAGCTGCCGGAGGTCATTGCGACCACGAAGGAGATCATGAACGACGATTCACTCCTCAGCATTCCGCTCACAGCGGGCGGGGCAACAGCTAAGCGATGGGCGATGAAAAGTGACATCTAGTAACGAGTACGTGATTATAGGTATCGACCCAGGTTTGACGACCGGCGTGTTCACCTGGCACTCGGGTAGCCCCGCTCCCGGATTCAAGCCGAACAGGGAATCTGAGAAGCTATTCCCGTGGTTCGAAGGGCTGCACATCGAAGTCGATTCGTTCCCGGATCGGTTCTGGAATGAGATGGTGGGATGGTGCCGCATCACGCCTCCGGAGCGCATCCATGTTGCGATCGAGCGCTACATCATCACGCCCAAAACCGCGAAGCTTTCACAGCAAACCGACGCGCTTGAGGTGACAGGCATGGTGAAGGCGATCGCCGCGATTCATGGCGTGGTCGATGTTCGCCAGTACGCGAAGGCAAACCTCAAGTTCGCCTCGGATGACATGCTCAAGGCTGTCGGTTGGTACAACCCGAAGATGCGCCACGCCAACGACGCTGCCCGGCAGGCGTTCGCGCTCCTCAAGGACGTGGACTATCCCCGCTGGTCAGAACTGGTGCGGGATGCTAAGATGGAACCAACGACGGAAGGATGAAAGATGAAGTATGTAGCAGGTGTGTTCCATGTGGCGACAATCGCGCTGTTCTTGGCGATCATGGTTGATCTGCCCAATGATGAAACAGGTACTGCGTTCTGTATCGGATTCACTGTTGCGGGGCTTATGGGAGCTTCGGGACTGTGGGTCGGATATGCAATCGGACGCAAGTAGCAACGGAAGGATGAAGGATGAATGAGATCTACGCCGAGCTCGGCGAAGACGACCGGATCACCCTGTTCAGCCGCAAGGCGAACGGGGAACCCGACGAAACGCTGTGGAACGACTCGTATCAGATCAAGATGATCCCCGGCAAGAAGTGGGACCGCAGGGCGAAGCGCTGGACGCTCCCGAAGTCCTACGCCGCGTGCATCGTGCTCCGAGAGCTGTTCGGTGACCGTATCGTGGTCGAGCCCGAGCTTGCTGCTTGGGCGCGCTCCGAACGCAACCGGCGTAACGAAGTGCTGTCACTGCGTGAGGCGTTGGAGCTTGGCGGGCGATCCGCGTTCGCCAACGACCACGACGACATCCTGTACCCGTACCAGGTTCCCGGCCGTGACTTCCTTGTGAAAGCGACAAACGCACTCATGGGGTGCGAAATGGGGACGGGCAAGTCCCTACAAACCCTAGCAGCCATACGCGTAGCGGACACTATCGGACAAGCGTACCCCGCGCTCATTGTGTGCCCCAACTCCCTGAAACGGAACTGGGAACGCGAGATCAAGCGGTGGCTGCCTGAGGCGAACCCGTTCGTGATTCAGGGCAGTGCTGCGAAGCGTCGCACCCAGATTGCAGAAGCTGCCGAAGCGGACAATGCCATCATCATCGTGAACATCGAAGCGATGAAGCTGCACTCCCGCCTGTCCTCGTACGGGTCGACGCGCCTCAAGCGCTGCATGGAATGCGAGACGAAGACGCAACCCGGGACACCGGACCTGAAAGAGTCCGCCTGCGAAGTGCACGAGAAGGAACTCAATCGTGTCCCTTTTAGGGTTTGTGTCCTAGATGAGGCGCATCGCGTAAAAGATGCACAAGCGCTCCAAACGCGAGCTATCTGGAACGTGTTCCACGGCCCCACAGTCGAATACCGATGGGCGCTCACCGGTACGCCTGTGGCGAACCACCCTGGTGACCTGTGGTCGATCATGCACGCCATTGCCCCCGAGACGTACCCCGCGAAGTCCGCCTTCATCGACCGATACGCGCGGATCGAATACAACCACTTCGGCGGCATGTCGATCGTCGGACTCAACCACGAGCACAAGGAAGAATTCTTCAAGATCCTCGATCCGCACTTCCGCCGCATGATCAAGGCGGATGTGCTCAAGCAGCTTCCCGACAAGGTGTTCATGCGGCGTGATGTCGAGATGAGCCCTAAACAGGCGAGAGCGTACAAGGACATTGCCAAAGAGCTTGTGACCGTGCTCGAAGACGGAACGGTGCTCGTTGCCAACGGGAACCTTGCCGGAGCAACCCGGTTGCTGCAATTCGCGTCCGCTTACTGCGAGGTAGAACAAGGGGAGACTCCCGAAGACCCCGCTACGTGGCTTGTGTCGCTTACCGACAGCCCGAAGTCATCGAAGATCGATGAACTCATGTCGATTATTGAAGACGAGCCGGGCAAACCGATGGTGATCGCTGCCGAACACCGACAGCTGATCGACCTTGCAGCTACCCGCATGGCCGACGCCGGTATCCCGTTCGCCCGGGTGACCGGCGGTGTGTCGGCTGACGAACGGGACGCAGCGGTTCAGGCGTTCCAGGATGGGAAGATCGACCACATCCTATTTACCTACAAGGCTGGTGGCGTTGGGCTCAACCTCACGCGCGCTGACACCATGGTTCGGTTGCAGCGAAGCTGGTCACTGATTGATAACAATCAGGGTGTTGACCGTATCCACCGGATCGGCTCCGAGGTGCACGACAAGGTGACCATCATCGACCTCGTTGCCGCTGGCACAATCGAGGAAACGCAGCTCGAAAGACTGTACGACAAGGCTGAACGGCTTGAGGAGATCGTGCGGGACCGCGCTAAGCTCCTCGCCCTGGGTAAGACCACGGATGATCTGGACGCGGAAGCGGCCCGGATCGAAGCTACCGGATTGATGGGAGGATAGGATGCCAAGCCTAAACTACAATGACCCGCGCGCCACAGCGGAGTACATCGCCAAAGAGAAAAAACGTAAGCGCATCGCGAACCTGAAAGTGTTCGTGGAGCGGTGGTCGCCTCGGTTCGAGGCCGAAGTCAAGAAAGAAAAGGAGAAACTGGATCGTGACCGTTAGCCAGCTGCGGCGTAATCGCCGTGCATTGATTCCGATCAAAGATCGGTTTTATCGAAGGGTCAAACTTCCCGATGAAAACGGGTGTATGAACTGGGAAGGTGCTACCAACGGGCGTGGCTACGGGCAACTGCAAGTGAAGCGGAAGAACCTGTACGCGCACAGACTGTCATACATGCTTATGGTAGGTCCGATCCCAGATGACTTGGTACTTGACCATTTGTGCCGTAATCGCCGTTGCTGTAATCCGCTGCATTTGGAGCCGGTTACGGTAAGTACAAACACTATTCGAGGAGTCATCGGCGAGAAGAACACGGCTAGGGCTGCGGCGCAGACTAAATGTAAACATGGTCACCCGCGAACCAGGGAAAACACCCTACGAAGAGGAACAGCGTACAGCGGGTGTCGCGTGTGCGCCAACGAGCGGGATCGAGCACGGTACAAACGTGAGAAGGAGGGTAAGTCGTGAGGCGATTTTCGCAGTCAGAATTCAAAGAATTCCAATGCAATAGGCGCTGGTACTTGTCGAGCTACCGACGCTTGTCGCCGGTCACGCTCGACCCTTCCGGGCCGCTCCGGTCCGGGAGCCGCGTGCACGCAGCGCTTGAGGTGTTCTACGGGCCTGAACCCGAGCAGTACCTTAACGAACTCAAGTCCGAGCAGAACAACGACTGGAATGCGTACCTGGACAACTGCACCGAACTCGGTACCTACCCCGATGTCGAGGTGGCGAAAGCATTCGAAAAGGACTCCGAACTTGAGCGCGCGATGCTGGAGGGTTACGCCGATTGGGTTGCGGAGTCCGGCGTCGATGCCGGTATCGAGTTCACCGCGATTGAGGAGATCGTCTCGGTTCGCGGCTCGGACTTCGCACCTGAAATCGTGGAACGGTTCGGGGAGTTCGAAGTCGTCGGCAAGCTGGACGCTCGGGTGCGTCGCCTCATGGACGGGGCGCATCTCCTACTCGACCACAAGACGGCTGCTAGCCTCACATCTGCCACCAAGACGCTGCACATGAATCCGCAGATGCTGCACTACGCGTGGCTGGAGCGAATGACGCAGCCCGCAGGCACTTGGAGTGATGGCGCTCTGTACAACGTCCTGAAGAAGGTCAAGCGCGGCAAGCAGGCGAAACCGCCGTTCTACGACCGGTTCGAGGTGAACCACAACGACGACCAGATCGCCTCGTACGAGTTGCACATGAAGCGGAAGATCACGAAGATTTTCGAGCTTGAGGCGCTGCTCTCTGGCGCTACGGTTGAAGAGCAGGCGCACATTGCCGAGCCGAGCCCCGATGACTCGTGCTCGTGGAAATGTCAGTTTTTCACGCTATGCCCGCTTTATGACGACGGCTCCCGAGCTGAAGACATGGTACGGGAGGAGTTCGCCGAGCGTGACCCGCTCGCCCGATACGCGGCATGATATAATTCAGACCTAGGACAAAGAGGAAGGACAAGATGACCGAAGACAGAAACCCGCGTCACAACGCGACGTTCCTGGTGTACGCCGAAACCAAGCGCGGTAAGTCGACACTCGGGGCGAGCTGCCCCGGGCCGGTACTCGCGCTCGACGCCGAAGGGTCCTGGAACGCATTTGAGGGGCGCAAGAACCCCAACAACCCGGACCAGCCCTACCGCGTCGTGTGGTGGGACCCGAACGAAGCGCCGCCGAAGGCGGACGGGACTTGGGACATCTGCGTGGTCGATGTGCTTCGATGGGAAACCGTTGAGCAGGTCATCCAGTGGACTATTCAGCCCGATCACCCGTTCCAGTCGATCGTGGTCGACTCGGTGACGCAGCTCCAGAAGCGTTGCAAGGAAGCACTTCCGGGGTTCCAGTCCGGGAATCAGCAGTATTCGGACTGGGGCCAGCTCTTGACCCGCATGTCCGAGAAGATCCAGCGTTTCCGCGACATGGTGAAAGACGTCCGCAACCCGTTCCGGGTAGCGCTGTTCACCGCTGAAGGTGACCTCCGGCAGGACGGCAAGTACGTCCCGAACATGGAAGGCGCGCTCCGCAAAGGCATCGCCTACTGGATGAACACCACGGCTTGCCTCACGGTCAAGCAGGTGCCGAATGCGGATGGCATCATTGCCGCTGACAGCCCGTTGGTTCGCTCGCTCATGGTGAAGCCGAACCCGAACTACATCACCGGTTCGCACTTCGAAGACCGGTTCACGACGAACGCCATCGAAAACCCCAACATCACGACGATGATGGGCCAAATCTTCCCCGGCTTCGTGCCGGAGTAAGGACTACACAGCATGACTACTGTTCCGTGGGATGTCCTGGTCGCCAAGGCCAAGGAAAGCGGCGTTACTGAGGTCGCTCCGATCGGCACCTACCAGGTGCGTATCGAGTCCGCCGAAGCCGGTGAGTCCAGCCAGAAGAAGACCCCTCAGATCGAGGTGCGTCTCAAGATCACCGAAGGTGAGCACGCGGGTAAGCGGCCCACCACGTTCCATCACCGGGTCTACATGACCGAGAACAACGCCAGCCTGTTCATGAAGAGCATGAAGGCGCTCGGCATCTCGGATGAGACCCTGATGCAGCTGCGTCCGACGCTCGACCAGATCGCCCGAGCGATCATCGGCAAGACAGTCACTGTCAAAACACAGGCGGCCAAGCGGGACGGACAGGTCCAGATGGACCGGGACGGTAACCCGCAGGTCGAAGTCTCTTGGGAGCTGCGGCCCCCGCGTGACGGTGCGCTCGCGGTGACCGAGTTCCCGCCGGTCGGGGGTGGCGCTCCCGTTTCCTCGGGTAGCGGTGCGATCGACGCAGGTTTCTAGATCATCTAAGGGGCTCCCGAACTGGGAGCCCCTTTCACCCTTTGGAGGTATCATCATGTACGTGGCAACGAACCGACAGAAACCAACGAAGAACGCCTTCTCTGAACGAGCGGAGATGCAGCGGAAAGCGGAGGAGGCCAAGGCCAAGCCCGTGAAGGCCGCGACGCCTACGCCGGTAGCAGCGCCAAAGCCCGACCTTGAGGCGATGAAGGCCGCCGCTGCGAAAGCTGCCGCTCTCGTCCACGCGGCTGCGCCTGTCGAAGCTGAGCCGTTGACGCTCGACACTCTGATCGAGGAGACGAGCGACGCCGGACCGGGCCATGACGCGGAGGTCGAGCAGCCGGAGCCCAAGCGCGGACGCAAGCCGTC